CCAGAATATACATATAAAATTCTATTAGTTCCTAGTGCAGCATACTTAATACCTGATGTATTTATAAAATGATGAATAGCAGTATTACGCCCTGTCATATCAACAGAACCTAATTGTGCCCAGCCGCCTATTTTTTCAGGTGAACCATATCTAAAACGAACATTGTCGCCATTAACCCATTGGCTTTCGCCGCCCGTTGATGTGACTTGTTTATTGAATCCTGGTTGAAATTTTACCTTCTGTAACATATAACCCTTTATATTACTAAAAAGCCCAGCTTACAAATGAATATCTAGTGCCTTTAGTTGCTTCCTTAACTTCATGTGGGTACATAAAAGTTGATGGAAATAATAATATATCTCCTGTTTTTAAAGGAATTTTTTTACCCCTGCAATAAAATTCTGCACCTTCATAATTATCATTTAAATTTGCAACAATAGATATTATAGGAACCCCCTTCATTTTTCCATCAAAAATACTGTGTATATGGTCATAGTGTTCTCTCATAGTAGTACCTACTTCATATTTATTAAATCTTATAGGTGAAAATTTGGTAAGCCATGGAGGACTAGTTTTTTTACCTGGCCAACTATGTTTTAGTTGATACTCTTCTAATGCTTTAATTAAATAAGGTGTAATTTTATCTTGTTGTTCTTTTGTACAAGGCATTACATCTAATTCTTTTTCTGGCTCAGATTCAAATGTGCCTTCAGCATAGTTATTCCAAGTATGCTTTTTCCATTCTTTTTTGTTACATTCTTCTATCAATAATTTACACAGCTCTACTGGTATGTAATTTTCTACGTATATATAATCTTCAATTGTGTTCATTCATTATTCTCCTTATATCTAAATGGGTTAAACTATCTTCACTACCTAATGTATCAACACTAAATGTATTAAAAGACATACTTAATCTTGATTCTTTTCCTAAATTTAATGGCACGCTATGTTTTAAATCCGATGGAAATAATAATAGTTCTCCATCCACACATGGTAATAAAAATGTTTCTGAATTTAAATTATTATATTTCTTAGGGTCTAGTTTCATAGCAGCTTGTATTGTTTTTTGAAATTGTATAGGTGGTAATGTTTTATCTTGTCTCAAATAAAACACTCCACTTAACATACTATTAGGATGCACATGTTCGTGGTGCTTGGAACCTGGTGGATTTTTATTAGCCCAGCATTGAGTAATAACTAATCTTTGTTCTGATTGAGATATGTTTTTAGTAAATTTATTTAAACTTTCGTAAAAAAAATCTTTTAAATTTTTTAATTCTTCTATCTCTAATAAATAAGTGTCTTGGGATTTAAAATTAGCATTAGCTTTTTGTTCCTTGTAAGGTAAAGAATCCACGTACTTTATTTCTTTACTTAAATCACCTTCGTACTTTGTAATAAGTATAGGCGTTGGAAATATCTGTAATAATTCTTCTTTCATATATAGGACTATACTATATTATTTTAATTTTGTAAACCACCATGTGAATCTGAGTTACCCGCACCTTCAGTTTTTGCAGCTAATAAATCACCAAAATCAGTAGCATTACCTGCTGAAGCAATAGTTATATAATCTATATAATTAAGAACGCTTGGTGTATGTCCACCCAAAAATAATCCTCTTATGGAAGTTGACGTTGCAGCTGGTTTTTTTACTGCCGCACTTACATCCCCAAAATCAGTAGCATCACCTGTTGAAGCTATTGTTATGTAATCCATAACATTAGAAATACTAGGATCTGATCCAGCTCCAACAACTCCTCTAACTCCTGAAGATAACCCAGCAGAACCTGATCTTCCAACAGTTAAATCTCCAAAGTCTGTTGTATTTCCAGTTGAAGCAATAGTAATATATTGAATTACATCTAATAAAGTTGGAGTATTTCCTCCTGCAAAAACTCCTCTTGTTGCACTAGTCATTCCTGATGTATGTTGTGTAGTTGCAGCTAAATTTCCAAAATCAGTGGCATTTCCTGCTGTCGCCATTGTAAAATATTCTATAACATTTACTATACCACTTTGATATCCCCCGCCAAATACTGCTCTTGTTGTGCTATTAATAGCACCTACATTCATTCCATAAGTAGCATCTGAAACATTTCCAAAATCTGAAGTATTACCTTGTGAAGCCATTTCAAAAGATTGAATATCAGTTTGCATAGCACTTGGACCATTTCCACTTATATGAAAAGCTCTTGTATAGTTAGAAGCACTAGCAACTCCATTTGCTGTAATGTTGTATAAATTTCCAAAATCTGAAGTATTACCTGTTGTTGGAATGTGTAACATTTCTATAACATTTATCATAGTAGGAGTAGCTCCCCCAGAGTAAAAACCTCTCCCTGATCCAGGCATATAGGTTACTGATGGGCGTTGTATAGAATCTAAATCTATTCCACCGTGAGCTGGCATTGCCATGGAATTTAACGTATCTCCATTAGCTAAATCTCCAAAATCTGTTGCATTACCAAAAGTTGCAATAGTTACAAAATCAATTACATTAACAACAGTACCTCCACCCGTAGTTCCCCCTAAACACAAACCTCTAATTGAATTTGAAGCTGATCCATTATCTCCTCTAGCTACTGTTATATCACCAAAATCTGCAGCGTTTCCTGTTGTAGCTATTTGTACAGTGTCGATAGTGCTAACCACTGATGGACTATGGTTTCCCATAAAAACTGCCCTTGTTGAACTTGAATTAGCTGCTGGAGAATTTATAGTGGCAGTCAAATCTCCAAAATCTGTTGTATTACCTGTTGTTGAAATTGTAACATATTGAATAACATTAATATCACCAGGTGCACCCCCTCCTGCAAATAAACCTCTAGTAGTTGAACTAACTGCCCCTCCAGCTCTTGTAGCAGCAGCTAAATCTCCAAAGTCAATGGAATCACCAAGAGATGCCATAAAGTTATAATCTATTACATTAGAATGACTAGGAGTTGCACCTCCTCCTCTAATTCCCCTAACATTATTTCCAAGTGCACCCTCACTACCATCTCTTGTGCTGTTTGTACTATCTCCAAAATCTGCAGCATTACCTTCTGAAGCTATTGTAACATAGTCTAATATGTTTGTTTGAGCTGTTCCTGTAAAACTTCCATTTACACAAATACCTCTCGTGGTAGAAGTAAAACAAGAATTTGATCCTCGATTTTGTGTTAAAGTTCCAAAACTACTACTATTTCCTGTTGTGCTAATATTAATTTTTTCAATTGCGGATGATGCATTATTATAAAGTAAAGCTCTATCATTTCTAATCTCATTAGCTCTAACTTTTTTATATCGTTCTTTAATATCCCAAATAGGCATTATGCTAATCCCCCGTGTCCGTTAGAAACACCTGACGTTTCTCCTTTTATTGCTACCAAATCTCCAAAATCTGCTGCATCACCAGCTGAAGCAATAGTTATATAATCCATAGTGTTAACATAAGCACCAGGACTAGCTATGTATCCACCCATAAATACTCCTCTAATTGAACTGCTTACTCCAGACCCATCATTTCTTCTTGCTTGAGTTAAATCTCCAAAATCAGTTGCATTACCAGTTGAAGCAATTTCAACAAATTGAATAACATCTGAATCAGAAGAAGGTAATTGACCTCCTGCACATATTCCTCTAGTAGAAGAAGAAACAGCTGCACTTCTTCCGACTGCAGCAAGTAAATCTCCAAAATCAGTTGCGTTACCAGTTGACCCTATTGTTACATAATCTATTTCATCTTTAAAACCTGGAGCTCTTCCTCCCATAAATATAGCTCTTGTAGTAGAAGCTGTTCCTGGTATTTGAGCTCTTGATACACTTAAATCTCCAAAGTCTGCAGCATTACCGGCAGCAGCTATGGTAATATAATCTAAAACATTGTTAAGAGATGGAGTAAAACCAGGATTAAAAATACCTCTTGTATCATTACTAGCTCCGCCTCCTTGATTAAATCTAGCCACTGTTAAATTTCCAAAATCTGCAGCATTACCTGTGCTAGAAAATTCAACGGAGTCTATAACATTTGAACCTCCGCCTATATATCCACCACCACTAATTCCTCTAGTTGAACTAGAAACTCCTCCTGGAGAACCACCTCTTGCAGTTGTTGTATCTCCAAAATCTGAAGCATTACCTAAAGAAGAGATTGTTATAAAATCTATAGTTTTAGATGCAGCTGCAATATAACCGTTCATAGCAAGACCTCTTTGTCCTGCCCCACCACCTCTTGGTATAGGTGCTATTCTCGTTCCCTGATACCCATCACTTAAACCACCGTGTGCATTTGATGTTGCTTCTAATTCTGTTCTTGCAGTAGCTAAGTCTCCAAAGTCAAGAGCCGTACCACCATTAGTAATAGTTATATAATCTATAACATTTGATACACCAGGTCCTCCACCTTTTAATCCTCTTATAGAATTAGATGTGCCACCAGTTACGTCTAAAGCATTTGTAGCATCTCCATAATCTACAGCATTACCTTGTGAAGCTATGGTAATATATTGAATAGTGTTTGTATTAGCAGGAGCAGAATAACCTCCTACAGCAACTCCTCTTGTTGAAGAATCAAATGAAGAAGCGTCTCCTACACTTACTGCTAAATCTCCAAAATCTACAGCGTCTCCTGTTGTTGCTATTTCAAAAAAATCTATAGTAGCTGCAACAGGCTGTCCTCCTAATCTAACTCCTCTAACCGGAGAAGATGCTCCTGTGGCACCATTTGCTACTGTAGTTAAATCTCCAAAGTCAATTGCATTACCAACTGATGCCATAGTAATATAGTCTATTATATTTACGTTTGATGGATTAGTGCCTCCAAAAACTACACCTCTTGTAGAATTACTTGATGCACCAATTGCTTTTCTAGCATTTGTTAAATCTCCAAAGTCAGATGCATTACCTTGTGATGATGTTGTAAAATAATCAATATGATTAACCATTGAAGGAGTTGCACCTCCTGCAAAAAAATTTCTATTAAAAGAACTGAAAGCAGTTAAATGTCTTCTACTTACACTTAAATCACCAAAAGCAGCAGCATTTCCAGTTGTTGCAATTGTTACAAAATCAGCTGCAGCAATAAGGGCTGGAGCAGAATAACCTCCTCCAAATATTCCTCGTGTTCCATGATTACGCCAATAGCCACCCATAACAGCGTCGTTGACTTCTTTCAAAGTCCATACGCCCACACAGTCATCTAGTTGCGGGTAGTTCGCCATTTAAATTCCTTAATCTATTTTTTTAGTCCAAATATAA